GGCTATCATATTATCACTGAAGTTGCTAATTCAATATCTCCGGGCGAATATAACACAAACTTAAAAGCTAGGTTTGAATATGGTGGACGCCTAACGGGTGACGACGAGGCCGACGCGGCCAACGCAGCGGGAGGAGACGAATGACTAATTTTCTAGGCAAAAACGACTTGAAAGCTCGCGATATGTTGCTTCAAAGAAGCGTGTACAATGGATATGCTCTTGTGGAGCTAGAAAAGGTAAACAGCCCGACGATAGAATACAAGATGATAAAAGATTTTCAAAAAGATGAAAAGCTTTTGATTGGTCGTGTCGACCGCAGAAACAACCCTATATTTGTCCGGCCCGAAGACATGATGAGATTTGAGGACGATATTTCATCATCCATGTCCGCTCTTGGGTTTGTTGTTATGGCATTCCGCGATATGAAAGCAGCCTTCACTACTGCGATGAATAATGGAAACCTAGATAGAAGAACCTTAGAACTCTCTGAGCTAACAGTTAAGAAAGGGTTCAAGAATCCTTACGATGAGTACAACAAATATATTGACTCTAAGATTGAGGAATTTGTAAGATACGTTCAGGTTACCAGAAGAAACGCAGAAATTCTAAATTTTGATACTTTTACCAGAGTATTTATGGATTTTGTTAGGCTAACAGCCCAAGACAGGCCCCTTACTGGTTCAATGTATTTTTTAACCAAAGAGGTGTCACCCCTTGTGAGTGGCTTGGCATTTGAAATATCTAATGCCCCATATGACAACGACCAACACAAAATAGATCATTTTTACCGGCAAAGTAATTTTGAGTATTTAAAAAACTTAGCATACAAGTACGGGTTTATTATTGATAAGCATATTCCATGGAGATTCGTGGCTGACATTTTTTCTCCAAATATGAGGCCTTATATTAAGCTGATATATGGCCTCGACGCCCCTCCGGGCGCCGTATTGACTCGCTCGTTTGTTCGGACCTATTCGGACGACATCTCAACAGTTAAAGATATAATGCTTCGCGCCTATAACGCCATAGCTGATCGTCGACCTCGTGTCCGGATTAGGCAACCATCGGCTACGGTTTCGTCCGATGGCCCGACTAGGTTTCAAAAATGCACTAAGAAAGATGTATTCTTTACCCGTGAGACATTAGATCTCTCACAGCTAGAGGTCCAATATCCTGACAGCTTTTGGATAAAGGCGTACACTGAAATTAGAAATTTTGAAACTGGCCTTCTTTATAATGACGCTATACTTAACAATATCGTGAAAAATGCAGTTGATTTAACTAATTCCCTTGACATCACCGCAGCGATGGGTTATGTTATAGGGAAGTTTGATAATGTTGAACATCATGTGGGTTCATTGTTCCACGATGTTACTAGAATCGGCTACGCAACAGACGGCAAGCTTGTCGACAGCGTAGACGAAACGGTGCAACGAAGTGTTCAAGCATCTAACTTTGTAGTGTACTAATTATAGGTCCGTGGGGGACAATTGTATTTTCAAACGCTCGACGATAAGGGCGAATGTGTAGGAGTATATAAAAATGGAGAATTGTATTTCAACAACCTCCCGGAAGGGATGGAGCGTACATGGAAGTACGCTGAATATCTGGAAGAGAGCAACGTTGAGTACGCTAATCTTCTCTGCGGAAATCGGAGCCTTAATGACGTTTGTCCAGCTCACCTAATCGACGATTGGGTTGCTGTTGAGGATAAACTAAAGGCATTTTATCGCTCTTTTGTGTTGGCAAAGGTCAGCATGGAAGAGAATTGTTTTTTTGACCTTGTTCCAAAGCCATTTTTGCTTGAATATTGCGAAATTCGCAACAAAATCACGCAATATGTCTTTGAAAACTACGAAAAACCAGAGAATTACGACTTTATGGTGGAAATAACCAAGGTTTTGACGCGTATCAGGCACCAAAAGCTTAATATTGATGTTTCTAGCTTGTCGGACAAGGCTCATATGCCTAAATTCCGTCAGGCAATGCGGAAGTTTGCCAATATTAACCCGTATTGCAACTTTGTTGTTAACGGAACACGCACAGGTCGCCTTTCTTTTGTAAGAAACTCGTTCCCGATTATGACAATCGACAAAGACTTTCGTTCTATCGTTAAGCCGACGAACGACTGGTTCTTGGAGCTTGATTTTAACGCCGCAGAGGTCCGAACACTTATGGCCCTAGGAGGCTCTAGCGTGCCTTTAGAAGACATCCACGACTGGAACGCCCGTAACCTCTTTAATGCGGGTACGACGCGTGAGGAGGCCAAGCAAAGGTTCTTCTCGTGGTTATATGACGAGAACAAGATTAACCCGAACCTGTCCAAGTATTACGACCGGGACAAGGTGCGTGAAATGTACTTTGACGGACAAGTTGTAAAGACTATGTTTGGTCGCGAGATTGAGACAGAGCAGAGGACGGCCCTAAATTACATTATCCAGAGCACGACCGCAGATTTGGTGCTTCGTCAGGTTATTAAGATTTATGATATGCTACGAGATAAGAAGTCTTTCATCGCATTCACGATTCATGATAATATTGTGCTTGACTTGGCTGACGAAGAGCGTTATATTATACCTAGGTTGATTGAAGAGTTCTCTAACACCGCACTTGGCAAGTATCTTGTGAATGTGAAGGCTGGTAAGGACTTTGGAAATCTAAAGGACTTGAATCTATGAACGTTATAGGTCTCGGAAAGGCTGGCTGTGCTATTGCAGAAAAGTTTGGTGAATACCCGCAGTATAAAATCTTTCAAATAGATGTTGACAAGCAAGGCACGAGGTGTTATAATGTTAAGAGAAGAAAGGGGCCAGAAGAGTACGAAGCCAACACGCCTTCTTTGAAGAAGTTTTTTGGTGATATTCAAGGCGCCACAACATTTGTAATCGGCGGGTCAGGAGACATTTCCGCCATGTCGCTCCGTATCATGGAGCAAATCAAGGACAAGTGCGATATTAGTGTTCTTTATATCGCACCCGACAAGTCGCTTCTTAGCGAGAAGCGCAAGATGCACGAAAAGGTAACTTATAACGTGCTTCAAAACTACGCCCGTTCAGGGGCAATTGAGCGGATTTACCTAATCTCAAATCCGCAGGTCGAAAGCATCCTCGGCGAAGTGCCGATTATGGGATATTTCGATAAACTTAACGACTTTATTGTATCTACCATGCACATGATTAACGTTTTTAGAAATGCAGACCCCGTGATGGGCGGACTTAGAACTCCAGTGGGTTCTCGTCGCATTTCTACAGTTGGAATCTACAATATGGAAAAAGATGAAGAAAAGTTGTTCTTTTCGCTTGACACGAAGCGCGAGACGTGCTATATTTATTGTGTTGGGGAGAAAAGGTTGCGTGAAGACGGTGGTCTTCATAAGAACATCGTTGCGCAAATGAAGGGAAAGACAAATGACGAGACTGTGGATGTTTCGTTTGGAGTTTTTCCTACCAACTACAACAACGACTATGGTTATGTTTTAGCACATAGTCCTAACATTCAAAGCTAGCAGAGACGGGATATTCGCCGCTCTGACTTTAACAAGGAGAAATAAAAATGGCTATTGATCTTGAGAAAATGCGTGCCAAGCTATCGGCACTTGAGAACCGAGGAAAGAAGGAAGATTCTGCCTTCTGGCGTCCGCAGGACGGAGAGCAGACTGTTCGTATCGTTCCTACCCCTGATGGTGACCCCTTCAAGGAGTATTGGTTCCACTATAACTTGGGTAAGAACCCCGGTTTCCTCTCACCGAAGCGTAACTTCGGTATTGACGACCCGCTGAACGATTTTGTTCGCCAGTTGTTCAACGAGGGCACCGACGACTCTATTAAGCAGGCTAAGGAGCTTATGGCTCGCCAGCGCTTCTTCGCTCCCGTGTTGGTTCGCGGTGAGGAAGAGAAGGGAGTCCGTATCTGGGGCTTTGGTAAGATGGCTTATCAGGAGCTTCTAAACCTTGTTCTCAACCCCGAGTATGGTGATATCACCGATGTCGAGGATGGTACTGACCTTGTAATCAAGTACGGTAAGCCGCCGGGAGCCCAGTTCCCGCAGACGACTATTACACCTCGTCGTCGTTCAAGCCCACTCTGTGATGATGCAGTTGGAGGCCCGGACCGTTGTGCCGAGCTTCTAGAGAGCATTCCAGAGTTTGATACCCTGTTCACGCGGAAGACCCCGCAGGAGATTCAGGTTATGCTTGACGAATGGCTCGCAGGAGAGGATTCTGCCGGAGACGATGTTGTTAAGTACGACAACAATGGCTCTACCACTAGCGTTGACAACGCTTTCAAAGAACTAATGAACGCATAAAAGGAGAAATAAATTATGTTTAACTTCATTAATCGTGATCACCTATACGGTCTGGTGATCGGTGCTGCTATCATCGGTACCGCTACGTTCCTTACCGCCTGCGGCGGCGACAAGGGTGACACTGGCGATACTGCTGAGACCACCACCACAGAAGAGACCACGACCCCGGTTACCACGCCGACGACCCCGACGACCCCCACTACGCCCACCACGGGCGAGACGGGAGACACGGGTGCTACGACTGGCACTGGTACGGGCACTGGCACTGGCACCGGAACCGGCACGACCGGAACTGGTACTGGCACCACTGGTAGCTGATGTACGACCCGCAGGAAGGCATGGGGTAACAGATGCCTTCACTTTTAACAATATAAGGAAACTAAATTATGAGCGAGAATGAAAATTCAAACAACAACGCCTTTGCCATCGCCGGCGTGATTGCAGTGATTGCAGTGCTGTTAGCGTTCTTCACTTTCTCCAGCCCTAACACAGATGTGGCTGATGTGGTGACTAACGTTCCAGACGTATCCGAGAAGACAATCCCGGTCGAGGAGATCGTTGTTGTTGGTGAGCGAAGCGAGCTAGACTTGGTTGAGAAGGCCAACGAGGCAGCGATTCAGGCTCAGGTCAACGAGAAGATGAAGAACTCGGAAGACGCTGATTTGAACGACGCGGAGTAATTCCCCCGACCGCAGGGGGGCATGGGTTTACAGATGCCCCAAATTAACTAATCGGAGGAAAAATTGAGTTTATATAAGAAGATTAAGTCTCTAGGTGTTGAGGACGATACAACAGTAACTTTTAGTTACGAAGACGGCTGTGACGTTTTCCACTTCAACGAGACGCACATTGAAACCGCAATGAGCCAGACTGGTTTTGCAACCACACTTGCAGAAGCCGTTGCTGAGGGCATTTTATACAAGAACGGTAACGAGATTCTTGATGAGATGCGAGAGGAAGGCTTGCTTGACGAGTATGAGCGAGGCGACGAAGCGTTCACTGACTTTGTGTCTGAAGTCATTGAGGAAAATCACTGGAACTATTGTTGGTTTGAACACTCCACAGAGAAGTACGACCACAAGCGCGGATACACCGAGCTTTCAGCAGAGTTTGCAGTTCCTCTATCAGAGCTTAAGGACGAGCTATATCCTCTCCCGGGCTGGAAGGCATCTGTTCAGACACCCAACGGCTACCTAACGGTTGACCGATAATGGCCAGAGCAAAGAAACAAAAGGCTGGAAAGCTTTCCATTGCCGATATGAGAAAGATTGTCAACAAGAGGGCTGGTATTACGGTCGCTCATGACTTAGGTGGCTCAAATCCTACCGAAGTTAAAGAGTGGATTCCAACCGGCTCACGATGGCTAAACTCTATTATTTGTCGAGGCAAGTACGCTGGGATTCCAGTGGGCAAGATTAGTGAGATTGCTGGTCTTTCTGCTTCTGGTAAGTCATACATGGCCGCCCAGATTGCAGGCAACGCCCAGAAGATGGGGATTGACGTGGTATACTTTGATTCAGAGTCTGCCATTGACCCCGACTTCTTGGCTAATGCCGGTTGTGATGTCGAGAACTTACTTTATATTCAGGCTCAGTCAGTTGAGTTTGTTTTAGAGACTATGGAAGAACTACTAGCAGGCAACGAAAACCGAATGTTGTTTATTTGGGACTCGTTAGCAATGACACCCGCCGTCTCGGATATCGAGGGTGATTTCAACCCTCTATCCAGTATGGCAGTCAAGCCTCGTATTCTTTCAAAGGGTTTTGCTAAGCTAACGGTACCGATTGCAAATTCGCAGTCTACCTTACTTATCCTAAACCAGTTGAAGACTAACATCACAAGCAATATTGCAGAAGCACGCCTAGAGCCTTATTTCACCCCCGGTGGAAAGGCAGCAATCTACGCTTATTCTCTTCGTATTTGGCTAACTGCCCGACGAGGCAAGTCCAGCTTCATCTATGATGATAAGGGCTTCCGTGTTGGTACAGAAGTCAAGGCCAAGATTAAAAAGTCGCGATTTGGCTCTGATGCCCGAGAGTGTACTTTCAAGATTGTATGGGCAGGCGAAGATGTCAAGATTCAAGATGAAGAATCATGGCTTGAGGCGATTAAGGGCTCTAATCACCTCACGAACGCAGGCGCTTGGTTTACACTTCAATATGCAGATGGAACTTCCGAAAAGTTCCAGTCGGCAACTTGGATGAAAAAGCTGCAAAACGAAAAGTTTAGACATCGAGTTATTGAACTCATGGAGCAGGAAGTCATTCTTAAGTTTGAAAAGAAGGAAGCGGACGCTAAGGAGTTTTACGACATCGACGGCGAAGAGTAGGAAAAGATTTCGCTTGACAGGTAGCCCCCAACATGCTATATTAAGTGTGTTGGGGGCATTCTTATGAAGATAACTGGAAGGCATCGTCGCTATGTCGATTTGGCAAAAAAGCTTGCTGAATCTTCTAGCTACTCTCTGCACCGTCATGGCGCAGTGCTAGTGAAGGGCGGTAGCGTCCTTAATTGGTCAGCAAACCAGAATAAAGTTCAAAGATGGGCTCAACGCTTCAGGTCTCACGGGTGTGGCCATGCCACACATCATGCTGAACTTGGAGCTGTTCTTGGGGTTGCCCGAGACAAAACAACAGGTTCCGACGTGTATGTCGTTAGAATCAGTAAAAAGGGTTCACTTCTCATGTCTAAGCCATGTGAAATGTGCCAAGAGCTACTTCGTCACGTTGGTGTCAAAAGGGTCTTCTACTCTATTGACGACGAGACGATGGGATGTTATAAAGTATAGACAGGGGGAAACATGAACCGCGTAATGGTTATCGATGCACTTAATATGTTCATCAGGAATTACATTGTAAATCCGATGATTTCGACCAACGGAAACCCAATTGGGGGCGCCGTTGGTTTTCTTAACTCGCTCAAGAAGTTGATGCGTGAGGCTAGTCCAGACCAAGTTATTATTTGCTGGGATGGCTCTGGGGGCTCGCAGAAGCGCCGTCAGACCGTCAAGGAATACAAGCAGGGTCGTAAGCCTATCCGTAAGAACTACGAGGTAGAAGGCATGTCAGAGCAGTCTCAAAAGGAGAATATGGTCTGGCAACAACAAATCCTCATGGAGATGCTAAACGAAATGCCAGTTATGCAACTGGTCCTAGATAGGGTTGAGGCAGATGATATTATTTCTATGGTGGTTGGTTCACCGAAGTACAAGGGATGGCAAAAGGTCATCGTATCTTCCGATAAGGACTTTCTTCAGCTTCTTGACGGAGAGACAGTTCTTTACCGTCCCATCCAGAAGAAGGCTTGGACAAAGCAGACTGTGATTGACGAGTATGGTATCGCACCAGAAAACTTTGTTATCGCTCGTGCTATTGCAGGCGACAAGTCTGATAATCTAGCAGGCATCCAAGGCGCTGGTCTTAAGACTATTTCTAAGCGTTTGTCATTCCTCTGCGAAGACAAGATGCATACGCTTGACACAGTTTACGACCATTGCGCCAACACAGACAGCAAGCTTAAGTTTTTTGAGCGGATTGTTGAAGGCTGGGATACTGTCGAAACAAACTACAAGGTAATGAATCTTACTCCTCCAAGCATTTCGGTGCAGGGTCGTCAAAAGATTAATTACGCGCTCGACAACTTTGAGTTTGAACTCAATGCAACCGGCCTCAAGCGCGCCTCTGTGGAGCATGGCTTCGGTTCCTATGATTGGTCCGAGATTACGGCAAAGCTACGAGGCATGGTTGAGAAAAATAAGCTAATCGCTTGACACAAGGGTCTATATAGGCTATATTAAACACACGGGGGATACACTTGGGCAAAGACGCACCGAGCTTTAGAAAATTTGGTAAGGACTTTCAAGAGTCATTGTGCCAAATGATATTACAGGACCGCCCTTTCGCGGACCAAATTATGGAAGTTCTAGACATTGGGTTTCTAGAGCTTCACTACCTTCGTGTGTTCGTTCAAAAGATTTTTGAATACCGCGAAAAGTACAACGTTCACCCATCATACAAGATTATGATTTCGATTGTCCGGGCTGAAATCGAAGGCGAGAACGCTGCGACACAGCAGCAGTTGCGCAACTATTTTGCTCGGATTCATGATTCGCAAGTTTCGGGTTCAGAGTACATCAAGACCACAGCGCTTGACTTTTGTCGTAAGCAAAAGCTAAAAGAAGCAATGATTCGGTCTGTTCCTCTGCTTGAAAGGTCGTCTTTTGACGAAATTGCGAAGATTATCAACGATGCCATTAAGCTTGGTGACCACTCGGACCACGGCTATGATTATGTCAAGGACTTTGAGAAAAGGTTTGAAATCAAAGCAAGAAATCCAATTACAACAGGCTGGAGCGAAATCGACGGACTATGTAAGGGTGGACTCGGCAAGGGCGAGTTGGGCGTCGTGATTGCGCCAACGGGGGCAGGTAAATCAATGGTTCTAGTTCACTTGGGGGCAGAGGCCCTAAAGCAAGGTAAAACTGTTGTTCATTATACGCTTGAGTTGGCAGATACCGTCGTTGCGGGTCGTTATGACTCGTGCATTACTAAGATTCCACTCAGTAATATGCATTCTTTCAAAGAAGAGATTTATGAACAGGTTCAGGATATTGAAGGGGTTCTGATTGTCAAGGAATACCCCACTAAGTCCGCATCTACTCGCTCTTTGAGAACCCACCTAGAAAAGCTAAAAATGCGTGATATTAACCCCGATATGGTCATTGTAGACTACGGTGATTTGTTGCGCCCTATTTCTGGTAAAAATGAGAAAAGACATGAACTGGAATCTATTTATGAAGAGATGAGGGGACTGGCAAAGGAATTTGACTGTTGCCTTTGGACCGCATCTCAAACTAATAGGTCTGGACTCAACGCTGAAGTTATTACTTTGGAATCAATCTCCGAGGCGTTTAACAAGTGCTTTGTTTCAGACTTTATTTTTTCACTATCAAGGACCGTTGAGGACAAGCAAGCAAATACCGGTAGAGTTTTCGTCGCTAAGAACAGGAACGGGCCGGATGGCCTAGTATTTCCAATTTCAATGCAAACGGCAAACGTTCAAATCAACGTTTTATCACCAACCGGCACAGAGCCAGCAGTTATTTCCGCGAAGGACCAAAGTGAAATATTGAAAGAGAAATACAAGAAATTTAGAAAGAATCAAAAGGAAAAGGGAGCTAAATAATGGAGTTGGCATCAGAAATCTTGTCAGACATCACAGTACACATGAAGTACGCGAGATATCTATCAGACAAGTACCGTCGTGAGACATTTAAAGAACTAGTAGACCGCAATAAAGCTATGCATATCAAGAAGTACCCACATCTTAGGGACGAGATTGAAGCGGCTTATGAATATGTTTATAACAAGAAGGTTCTACCCTCAATGAGGTCTATGCAGTTCGGCGGTAAGCCCATAGAGGTCGCTCCAAACCGTATTTTCAACTGTGCTTATATGCCCATCGATGACGTTCGGGCATTCGGGGAGGCTATGTTTCTTCTATTGGGGGGAACCGGTGTCGGATATTCAGTTCAGACACACCACGTAGAGCAACTTCCAGAAATTAATAAGCCAAACGGTAAGCGTACATATCGGTATCTAGTTTCGGACTCTATTGAGGGTTGGGCAGATGCAGTTAAAGCGCTTGTAACCTCTTATTTCCGTGGTACTTCAAAGCTACGTTTCGATTTCTCGGATATTAGACCCAAGGGAAGCCGTTTAGTAACATCTGGCGGCAAGGCCCCGGGACCACAGCCTTTGCGTGAGTGTCTTGTAAAGTTGGAGGGGATGCTAGAAGCCAAGGAAAACGGCGATAAACTGCGTCCTATTGAGGTCCATGATATGGTTTGTCACATTGCTGACGCCGTACTCGCAGGCGGCATTCGCCGTGCTGCCCTTATCTCCCTCTTTTCTGCTGATGATGATGAAATGATTGCTGCCAAGGCTGGTTCTTGGTGGGAGGCCAACCCCCAGAGGGGCCGTGCCAACAACTCTATTGTTCTTATGCGTCACATCGTAACCAAGGAGTTCTTTATGGACCTTTGGGACCGTGTGAAAGCAAGCGGTGCAGGAGAACCCGGTTTCTACTTTACTTTTGACAAAGATTGGGGGACCAACCCGTGTTGCGAAATTGCACTCCGTCCATATCAATTTTGCAACTTGACCGAGGTTAATGTTTCAAATGTGGACACACAGGAGGAGTATGAAGCACGAGTTAAGGCAGCAGCGTTTATCGGAACGCTTCAGGCCTCATACACAGATTTTCACTACCTCCGTCCAGTTTGGCAGAGAAACACCGAAAAGGATGCTCTAATCGGCGTTTCCATGACCGGTATTGCTTCTGGTTACGTTTTGAAGATGGATATGAAGGCCGCTGCAAAGCTCGTAAAGCAGGAAAACAAGCGGGTTGCTGAACTTCTTGATATTAACCCCGCTGCACGAACAACGTGCGTTAAGCCTGCTGGAACCACGTCTTTGACGCTTGGCACTTCCTCTGGAATCCACGCTTGGCACAATGACCACTACATCCGTCGTATCCGCGTTGGCAAGAACGAGCCGATTTATGAATATCTTTCAACTGCACACCCGGAGCTAATTGAAGACGAATATTTCCGCCCTCATGATACCGCTGTCATCTCCGCTCCGCAGAGGGCACCAGAAGGGGCCATCACACGCGCTGAAAGCGCCATAGAGATGCTTGAAAGAGTCAAGAAGGTCAGCACAGAGTGGGTCCGATCGGGCCACTGGAAGGGACAAAATACGCACAATGTAAGCGCCACGGTCACTATCAAAGAAGACGAGTGGGCAGAAGTCGGCGAGTGGATGTGGGAAAACCGTAGTTGCTACAATGGTTTATCAGTTTTGCCTCACTCTGACCACACTTATGTTCAGGCTCCTTTCGAGGATTGTGATGAAGAAACTTACAACGAAATGATGAAGTCTCTTGCCACAATTGACCTGACTAATGTGATTGAGACGCAGGATAACACTGATTTGCAAGGCGAGCTTGCTTGTGCTGGTGGGGTTTGTGAAATAAAATAGCTTGACGCCCACGCTCTCTGGTGTTATATTTAGAGAGTGAGGTAAGTTATGAAGTTTAACCACCTGCTCCCTCGTTGGGAGCAGAGGCACAAGTGTCCCGATGGTAGCGAGCACTACTATTTGCCGACAAGCCACATAGAAGCTACGTTAAAGCATGTGGCCGTTCGGTTTCGTTGTAAGAAGTGCGGCCGCATAACCGCTGCATTTCTAAATGAGCCAACTTATTATACAAACAAGAAGATTATTGACAAATATATAGGAGAAGCAGAATGATTCTAGATACCAAGACCCCTTGGATTCAGGTTGAGTTATCCTTTGATAAGGAGGAGGAAAATCCATATTCTATTGCGCTTCCTGATGACTATCGTCCCGCCGAGAAGCCTTACAAGGCGGTTTCTGTCGTAAGAGACCCAGAGGGAGAGTATAAACACGGTGATGTTGTTGTTCTACCCACGCATATCATTCGCGAGATTGAGCTTTCTACCAACAAGTTTCATCTTGTTGAGCGAAACCACATCATGGCGGTTGTGAGGGCAGAATAATGAAAATGAACGGCTGGGGCGATTACCCAGAAGACCGGTCTAGACGTGATTTGGAAGACTTGGAGAGATACCAACACAACTCTATAAATCATCCGGACCATTATGGTGGCAAAGATAACACTTACGAGGCCATCAAGATTATTGAAGCATACGACTTAAATTTTTCTCTTGGGAATGTTATTAAGTATGTTCTTAGAGCAGGAAAGAAAAGTGAAAACGCTATTGAGGATTTGGAGAAAGCAAAATGGTATGTCCAGAGACAGATTGAATTTTTGGAGGGGAAATGAGCGATCCAGACGCATACAGAACCAAGAGAGAATGGGAAGCGAACAAGATAACAGCAACGGTGCCAAGGGCAGCACCTTTTAAAGAAGAGCCTAAAAGGAGTATATATGTCTATGGAGACGGAATTGGCCGCGTTGACCTCGTGGACCACATGGGTACTGATCTCACTATCGTTAATAGTGCCCGCGTTAGCTTTGGCAAGCACAAAGAGGCGCTAGATGAAAAAGATGAAAGACTGGTTAAGTATCTGGTTGAACATCGACATACCAGTACTTTTGAGCATAATTTGGCTACATTTAGGTTTACTGTTCCTTTGTTTGTGCGCAGTCAACATCACCGTCATCGTACTTGGTCTTATAACGAAATTTCTCGCAGGTACACCGATGTGAACATTCAGTTCTACGAGCCAGAGGCTTTTAGAACCCAGCATAAGAGCAACCGACAGGCATCAAACGCCGAAGAGTTGATTGATCCAGAAGTTGGTGATTACACTTATGATGATGGTTTTATTTTTAAGTGTATACCCTGTGAAGATGAAGATATGCACTGCCTAGTTGAAGCTTATCACAAAATGTCTTTGGATGTTTTCAACATGATGATTGACAAGGGCGTTTGCCGGGAACAAGCAAGAGGCGTCCTACCCCAAAACATGTACACCGAGTACTATGGCACAGTCTCATTGTTGAATGCTTTGAAGTTTATTTCTTTGAGATCCCACGAAGGAGCACAATGGGAAATAAGAAAAGTCGCTGATGCTATGTTAGAACTTATGGAGCAGTTGTGGCCCGTCGCCATTGGAGCCTACAAAAAGCAAAATAACTGGTAAACTTTTCTCCGTTCCATACTATTTAGTATACAAGGCGGAGATAAGTTATGAAAAACATTTGTGGTATCTATAAGATTTACTGTGACGGTAACGATAAAGTATACATCGGTAGTAGCGTAAATGTTCGCAAAAGAAGAAATCATCATCTACATCACCTGAGAGCCGGTGACCACCCTAATCAACACTTACAGCATTCATTCAATAAATACGGAGAAGACAGTTTTTGGTTCTCCCTTGTAGCCCAGTGTGAGCCGAAAGTCTTGCTAAAAGAAGAAGAGAAGCAAATAAAAGAACACAACTCTTATCTGGAAGGCTTCAACTTGATAGAAACACCAACAACAAGTATGCTAGGTTACAAACATAGTGAAGCAGCAAAGAAGAAAATGAGTGATGCGAGAAAGAGAGCAGGAAGGGTCACTGGCTCGCTAACGCCAGAACAAGTCAAGCAAATGAGACAAAAGTTTTTTGATGGTGAGAGGGTTTCTTCATTGGCCAAAGAATACGGAATACATAGGAAAACAGCGAGGCACTGTATTTATTTAGATACATACGGAGACATTCCTTGCGAGATAGAAGGATACGAGAAAATGCTTGAAGAACTAAAAGAAGCAAGAAAGAATGGTAAGCGACCACGATCAAGAGGTTGGAGCCATAGCAAGGAATTTGTTGATAAGTTTACAAAAGCAGTATCAAAGCCAAAACCAAGTCTACGGAGGTTGACCTCAGAACAAGTTCGTGCTATAAGGCATAGGTCAAGCCAAGGAGAGCCTTACAGGGTTCTCGCTGCTGATTTTGGTGTAAACCAAAATACTATTAGCAGAATAGTCCGTAGGTTATCTTATAAGGAAGTGGAGAGCGAAGAATGAAACTGCTTCGTAAGATCCTGATTCGTTCGGGAATCTGGGGCTACTTCTACCCGCCATATGATTTCGTTGGCGCCAAAGTCCATAGAGATTGGCCTTGGAAGAAAAAGCCTTTAACAGCCGACGAGATCGTGTCAGCGCAGCCTATGACAGCGCCATCAGAACTTGTGTTTGAGTACGTTTATGTGGAGAGCGAAGAATGAAGATTACTAAAATTAAAGATGTAGGCAATGCTTATAAAGATTCAATTTACGAGATCGAAGACAATGGTAGGAAAGTTAAGGTAATGATTCCATGGGCCCAGATTCTTGAGGACCAAGAATGGCATCGCAGAAACCCTGAACATGAAGATTGTTCTTATTGGGGCCTGAACCTAGTCTATGGTAATAGTCATTATGAATGAGGAGAGCGAAGAATGAGTATTGAAGTCGCGCTATCTTCTCGAATGAGAAAGGGGTCTCTCCAAGTGAGGCATAAGATTAATGTATTGGTGTCCAATGCTTTTAGGAATGAATTAAAAGTGTGGGAAGACGTATACAAGAGAGATGGTTACATCAGTGACGGGTCGTGGCTATCTATCAGCGTAGGCTTACAGAGTGTTGTTGCTGATGCTCTCATATCCATTAAGGAGTTCCAAGAACTGTCCGAAAGAGAGAAGTTAATGATGGCTTTCTCCATCGGGCAGGGGATAGAAGAAGAATTTAGGAAGTTCCAGTCAAGGGTTAGGGAGAGCGAAGAATGAAAATAACAACAGAAATCGCAAAAAAGATTATTCAAGAAGTGCAGACAGACGTTGAGACAATCTCTGATTTCTGTCACTACAACAAGATGGATGAAGAACTTACATTCATGCAGAACGCCACAGCGATTTTCAAAAAGCATGTCGATCTCACTGAAGAAGAAGAAATGGCAATCCGAGTGGCTATGTCCATTGGCTATGCTGCACGCTTGGGGAGAGCGAAGAATGAAATGTAACTATTGCGATTTTGTCTGCGAAGACAAAGAGGAATACGGTAAGCACTTGAACGCCACCCACACAAAATGCTTCCATTGTGGCACTGTTTTTAACAATGATGAGTTTGATGACGATTATGCTATCTGCGGTAAATGCCGAGAAAAGGAGAGCGAAGAATGAGTGCTCCTAGATATTATCTTGAAGTTGGCTTGACAGGAACTGATTTCAAGTATAGAATGAAGCTGAAGACCAGAGTGGGAGATCACAAAGGCTTGCAACAAGAACTGGATAGATTTTCTGAAGTTGAGACTTGGGAGAAGTATTCAGAAAACTTTGTGAATAACTCTGGAGGTCTAGCAAAGATGGAAAGAGAGTGGAATAAGAACTATGCTAAACTTGTTGGTCACGACCATCACAACGTTAGAGCAGAAGGCTATTGGGAACTAGTGGAGAGCGAAGAGAACAGTGAGTCTCATGAGCTTCTACTTTCCTTGTGCGATCTGATCTCGAATGGGCACTCAACTAGTGATATTCTAAAATCTCGCATTTGGAATGATCGCCTTAGAGATTATTTTGAAAGAACGGAGAGCGAAGAATGATTGAGGCACTATTGCTATGTTTCTTAGGTGGCCTTTTTGTCGGCTGGCTATCGGCTCCACAACCTCTTGTAAAGAGATACGAGACTGGCTTTTTGAATGGCATCAAAGCAACCCTCAATGCTGAAAAGAAAAAGATGAAGGATGGCAGGAATGTTCTGTTCATCGAAGGTTTGTTTGAAGAGGAGAGCGAAGAATGAATAAAAAAGTGTGCATACATGGGATTAATTTAGGCATTGCTTGCAATGAGTGCTCTCCTCCCTTTGTGCTGCCCACCCCAGATAATAAGATTAGCGCCATCTGGCACAGCAAAGAATATGATATTCCTGTCGAAATAGTTCAATATCTAGGAGTGAGAGATGGTGAACGCTGGGCTCTTGTTGAGTCACATGGAAGTAGGACAGGAGTTCCTCTATCGGAATTAAAGGAAATTAAAATTGAAAGTGGTTGAAGACTATATTAATAGCGTATTGGACGAAAAGAGAAGTGAATTTGGGGGCAAACGTGTTTGCCCTTTTGCTGCTCGTGAGTTATCTACCAATAAGCTGATGATTGTGGAGGTTGGCGAGAAAAACCTAATCGACCTAATACTGAATTTTAGAGACTCAACATATGAGAGTGCTATTTTCCTACTGTCCGAAGACCTCTCCGATAAAGAAACAAAAGACTTTCAAGCATTTGTAAACACTTTACTGAGATACAGTGGGATGGAAGGGTACAAAAATATTTGTTTTAATCCAAATGATAAAGTTTCCGTTGATGGTTACAACCCAAGATCTCTGTCGCCAGGATTTATGATAAACATAGCCAAGAAAGAGGTTTTGTCGAAAGCCAGCAAAGCACTCAAGAAAACAAATTACTATGATAGGCTACCGGAAGACTATTTAAAGTTTCTTAAGGTTGCTATCAAACAAAAGGAGAAGAAATGATTTACGATGTATATACAGCAAGTTATTGCCCGTTCTGCGTAGAAGCAGTCAGCACTCTCGTTAGGCAGGGTTGCGATTTTCGTGTTTTTGACGTTACAGAGGACAAAGAGACGAGAGCGGCTCTTACCGAAGCGACAGGGTGCTCAACTCTTCCGCAGATTTTCTGTGAATCGCAGTTTATCGGAGGCTGCTCAGATTTGAAAGCTTACTTTGCGGATACAAATCATGATGAAGAGTAGCTGGGCGATGAAAGATTATATTTTTTCTACTCTTGGGGCCTCTGCTATAAGCATAGTAAGTTCTTTGATTATCTCTAATATATTTCCTCCACCAGAGGTGACAGGAGAAGTCCAGGGCTTTTTTGAATTACCTTTTGGAACAGTTCAGTACATTACTCTTTTTATTCTTTTGATCGTCCTGCCTCTTATAGAGGAATTAGTATTTCGCAAAGCACTTTGGGGCTTCTTGGAGAGATACCTTGCAAAGAGGCAAGTTCTTTTTGTTGTGTCGACAATATTTTGCCTTTGTCATATTGAGGCTCCGTTAGTTGTTGGACTATTGCCCATTTCACTGTTTCTGGGGTGGCTGAGACTGCGTACAGACAGCATCAAGTGCTCTGTTGTTGCTCACATAGCCTATAATACAACCGGTATTTTTCTCACTCTTGTATAATGAATCAATTTGACCAAGTTGTGGTAGGGTGCAATATAGAAGCCCTTACATATGCTTATAGGCTTGGCCTTCCCCTGATCTACACTAGATTGCTGGAGCCCTTCTTTTTAGAAAGGTTTGCTCCATCTGACAACCCAGAAAAAATGCTCAAATCAACTAAGGGCGAAGTGGCAGTTGGACCCCTCAAGGCTAGAGCCTGGCAAAGATATTATTTTCTAATGTCGCTATCCGGCATGATTTTGTACGGGGACTCCGTTCAGTCTCTGTTCATAGACAACCATATTCTTACAGTTGGTAGAAAGAACTTGTCAAGAAGCGTTTTAGAGTTTAAGAATCTCATTGTTTTTGACGATCATGGAGTTAACGGCCTTCCAAAAATAACAAGACAAGAAAACAATAAAAACATTGTTTATGATTGGATCAATGTCCACAATGGGCATACTCACGACTACGATATCATTTACACTGATAGTGATTTTGTAAATTCAATCAATTTTTATACTTCCAATAGGGGAGACAATCCAAATATAAAAGATATAGTCCTAATCTCCCACCTCACAGACCAACAGGTGTCAGAATTTTCGTATTCTGACACGATGGCTAGATTTAAAACTCTTGACATACTGAAGCAGTGCGGCATTAGAGGAAGGAGAAACGGTAGAGATGTCAGGAATCCACAAAAATATAAGTATTATGCCATAAAGCTTGACTCTGCTTATAGGAAAGTAGTAAGTTGTAAAAAGAATGTTTATGAAAACACATCAAATATACAGTTCAATAATGATAGCATTGAGTTGATAAATCAGCTAGAAGAAAACCACACAGGGTTTTTGAAAAAGGTGAAGAACATTATATGAAAGATTTCCACCTAGCAGGTATAATACCAGTACACAAGAACGATGACTCTTTCGGATTTCAGTGGCCCGACTGCATGATGCCGATTGAAGAAAATCTTGTTGCGATAGAAAGGTCTGTCATGGAGTGTGCTTGGGCTGGATGCAACACTATATGGATCATCTGCAACGATGATATATCTCCATTAATACGCCACAGGATAGGAGAAGTAGTAGAAGATCCGGTGTGGCTAAGGGCATTGGACCCTTATCCATCTCTTTCTAGGAAGTCCTTGCCGATATATTATGTACCAATTCACCCAAAGCATACAGATAAACTCGACTCATTCGGATGGAGTATCATATATGGGGCACTAACAGCATTTAAGGTGTCCGATGCTATTAGCAAATGGCTAATACCTCAAAGGTATTATGTTTCTTTCCCATATTCCATCTACGACCCCGAGATACTAAGACAATACAGGAAGAATATTTCTAGCAAAAAGGGGTTTTTTCTAAGTCACGAAGGAAAAACTATAAGAGATGGCTTGAAGTTGGGATTTACTTTTGATAAAGACGACTTTGTAAGGTACAGAAGAGTAGTCAGGAAACAAGGAACGAAACTATTTAAAAGACCAGAGCCTGGGCAAATACCAAAAGAAAAGCTGCCAAAGCAGGACAGGTATTCAGCTAGATTCTTTACTTTAGAGAAGATATTTGGCAGTTCAAAAGTTGAGGAAGGCCTGTCTGTTGCTTTGCCATGGTATTATCCGGTTGACAACTGGCAAGAGTATGCTAAGTTCATGGCGTCAGAGCATTCCGGCCTAATTAAAAGGCCAAACGATTTATTTTTGTCTTATAGAGAATGGAATT